TCAACAACATAAAGGACGGCGATGAGCGGCAGCATGGGCATCCGCATATAGACACACCGTATGACTCTGTGTTCTGGCCCTGCGCTATATCTGACCCGTTTAGCTTCACACTACCTGTGGCTATACCTGCGTGTGGGGCGGGCATGGGGTTCTGGGATGACGTTACAGAGAAGGAGATGGACTTGTATGCGCAGAGCAACCAGATACCTGAGCCGACTATATATGACTACGAGCTGGGCAGTATGTACCTGCATGATGGGATGACACCACACCGCATAGAGAACATGGGGAACATAAGAGACAACGAGTTGCGGATAACCCTACAGGGGCATGGGGTGACGATGGAAGATACGGGGCAGGTAGTGGCATATTTCTAGTCCCACACTCTGCTAACGCGAAAACAACGCTGAAACTAGAAGTATGTTCATTTGACATAAGCTCAGAATGCTGTATAATGGTACATGAGATGGGGGATTAGACATTCCTTTCTCACAACACTTACTTACTTACTTACTTAATCCCATGGGATTAGAGGATGACATTATGAAAAAGCAAAACGCATTCGGCGCACGGTTACTTCGCAAGGGCAAACGCGTAAGCGGCACACTCCCTGTCAACAAGGGTAACAAGCACAGGATGAAGTCTGTAGCAAAGAGCTAGAGGTGGTTGTAAAAGCAGTAACATTTATTCACTTACTTAATCCCATGGGATTAGTCATTATTGACTGGAGAACGAAATGAGTATTAAAGAGAACGCTTTGATTGTTAGTGTCAACGTCGAGATGCCTACCAAGGCACGTACCGACAAGAAAGCCATTGACGAGGTAGCCAAGAAGTTTGGCGTTGCCGCGAAATCAATAGACATGCGCAAAAGCCTGTACCCCAAAGAACTGCTAATGCCGATTGACAATGTTGTTTACAAGGCTAGACAGCACTGCGCATGTGATACCTACATGTGGGCTAGGGGCGAGTTCCTGTTACCTTCTACAGAGTACATGGAGTTTGCTTCCACAGGTGGCGACATAGAGTTGGAGTTCCAACAAAATGTGACTGCATTCCTCAACAACTGGTCTAACGTACTAATAGGTGCAGAAAAAGAGCTGGCTGGCTTGTATGATGCTGGGCTGTACCCCTCTCTGGAGGAGTTGCGGCAGCAGTTTTCCCTCAAGTTCAAGTATCGACAAGTGACAGACGAGCAGGATTTCCGCGTGTCTATGCAACAAGAGGAGCTTGACGACCTGCGCGCTAGGACTGAGGCTGACACGATAGACCGCATGGCTGGGCTACAGCGCACGCCAATCGCGAACCTCAAGAAAACGCTAGATATCCTTTCTGCTAAACTAGATGAGCCTATGCGGGAGATCAAGGATGAGTTCGGCAACTTATCTGAGCTGCGGCACGCTATCTTTCGCAATTCGACTGTCGATAACATCACCGATGAGTGCAAGAAAATCATTATGTTCGGAGATTCTGTTATTGGCACTAACGCCGTGTCTATGGCAATCAAAATAAAAGATAGCTTACCTGACCCCGACCACATCCGTAGTCGCGAAGCCAGTCGTACCATAGCGCAAGTACAAGCTAAGGCGTACTCCAAGGAATGCGATGACCTTATGGCTTCTATGCGTGGGCAATGGGAAACCCCTGTTGTAGCAGTTAATCCCATGGGATTAGTGGAGGAGCATTTGGAGACTGGAGGGGTACTTGGTGTGAAGGCATATAAGGCTTCCGAGGTGGAACCCATAGATGACCTGCAAGGTACGCCAACTATTGTAAAGGTAGAGCCACCGTTTGAGCCGCCAGCTAGTATACAGATACCGCCAGTTGAGGCGACTGTAATCCGTTCCGAGAGTCAGATTAAGATTGACACTCTGGAGCAAGAAATCAACGACATGTTCGGCTAGGGGGTGAGCTATGAAAGCAAAACCAAGTAGGACACTCAAACCCTATAACCGCAGAAAGAAGGGTCGCTGTATGGGTAGTTACATCATCAAACCACGAAAGCATATGACCTATCGGATGATTAAGAGAAAGCATCGACCCAACCGTTTCTTTGGATGGCGTATCAAACAAAGACGGGACTACAATGTAAGAAACAAGATGTTTAAACTTTACGCTTACGTTACACCAGCGATACTAAGGAGAACGAGATGAAAAATGCAGATGGCAGTGACCTTACGCTCCAACAACTAGTGGCGATTATCCAACATGAGATAAAGCACCACGAAGAACGTAAACGCAGACTGGAGTTGAACCAATACTCGCCCTTGCCAGCATCCTTTTGGGATAGGGACGAACCAACCTTTAGCAAGGATATGCAGGACGCTTTACATAAACTGATGGTGGGCTTCCCAAACATTGGGCAACCTAAGCCGTTTTTAGATTCAGACGAATCGAAAGCACCGTTAAAGCAGACGGTAGAAAACCTGCAAAAAATCATGGCGCGAGATGGTGAGTTGATACGCGAGATGGACAAGGAGATCAAACAGCTCAGGGACAAAAACCAGAGGCTTGCCGATAGGCTTGCCAAACCCAAAAAACAACAGAAAGAAAGTGCATTGGACGCAGAGCAAGACCTAGCCCTAAACAAGTTAGGTCAGATGCGCGCTAGGAAGCACCTCTTTTATGTTGATCGCAAGGGAGGAAAGCTATGAAGAACAGTGGATTAGATACGGAGCTGACTTTGCCCGAACAGGCACAACAACTAACCTTGTTGGCTATTAGGCTGAAGAAGCAAATTTTCAAAATGGAGGAGTTGAACGTACTTGCTATAGACACAGACTATTTCTGTGAGCGGGTAATGATGATGTGTGGTGAAGTAGTTGATAGCTGGGGTGTAGCTAAGCCCGTAGCTAACGGTTTCGAGTGTCAGCACACAACCTATGACATAGACGCCCAGAGTGGCGCGTCCTACTGCGCGCAGTGTGGGAAAAGCAAGTTGGAGATAAACCGTGAGCGGGGGTAAAGGGTCACGCGAACGCCGCGAGAATAGGCGGTACAAGGAGTTAGTGGAGGAGAACAGGCTGCTAAAGGAGAGGGTTAATTACTTGACCGCTCAAGTAGAGCAGCGTGGCCCTCTACGGCTAAAGATTGTTATGCGTGATGAGAAGGAGGTTTAATCCCATGGGATTAGGGAAAAAGATGTTCAAACGCCGTAAGGTTAATAGGATAAAACAGGAGAGAAGTATGGGTATGACAAACCAAATGCCGATTGGCAGCATGACGCTAGGGGCTTTAACTGAGCTTATAGATAGTCAGATAGAGTTTCAGCGAATAGAAGCGGAAGATGAGTTCCTTAGCCTTAACTACGAGGAGATGTTAGAGGCTAGTGAGATTGTCATACTGCGGGCTGAGCTTGAGGCTACTAGAACAAAACTGTCTGTAGCAGAACTAGCCCTAGACAAGTCGCGTGAAACTGCCTCAGCACTAGCAAGTTACCTGATTACAGGCAGAACCGCCGAAGAACCAGAACTTTGGCCGATGAATGACCAAGGAGGTGTGATCTAATCCCATGGGATTAGTTATGGTTTTACATTTACTAACTTAAACTTATTTACTAGGCTTAACAGCCGGAGAATTATTATGCGTATTAAACATGTTGCACCTGTAATCGTTAAGCGTTACATGAACCCACAAGTCCGTAAGCGGGCTATGTTCCTACTCGGTAAGTCTGGCGTAGGTAAATCAGAGGTAGTCTTTCAGGCTTCTGATATGCTTGCTAAGCACGTACCTAATTGGCAGGGTGTTACAGACCTTCGCCTGTCGCAGATGGAACCCACCGAGCTGCGTGGTATGCCCGCTGTAGACATGGCTAAGCTGGTTGCTAGCTGGTGTCGCTTCGACCTCTTACCTACTGACGGTGCAGGGATTATCTTTCTTGACGAGCTGACCTCCGCCCCTAAGATGCTGCAAGCTGCGGCATACCAGCTAGTTCTCACACCTGCTGACTTTGGCATACCTGATACATGGATGGTGGTGGCTGCTGGTAACTTCCAGAGCGACCGTGGCGTTACGTACCAGATGGCTGCGCCGCTGGTCAATCGTTTCAACTACTTAGAAGTTGACACAACGCTTGACGACTTCTTGGAACACGCTGTAGTCAATGGCTTACGCCCAGAGATCACATCGTTCTTACAAGATCGCCCTGACTACCTGCATCACTTCGAGGCTACTGGCGAGACCAAGCCCTTCCCTTCACCTAGGTCATGGTTTGCCTGTAGCGATGCGCTGGCGTTGGATTTGCCAGAGGAAGTGCGACCTGAGATAATCCGTGGTGACGTTGGTGAGGAAGCGGGTATTGCGTTCGATGCACACCTCCGCGTGTTTGGCGAGATGCCTCGCATAGACGACATACTTAGTGGTGTAGAAGTAGAAGTACCGACCAAGCTCAACGTAGTGTACTGCTGCGCTATGGGTCTGGCTGCAAGGGTAGACAAGAGTAACTTCGCTAACGCGTGGAAGTTCCTGTCTAAATGCCCGGGCGATGTGCAGACACTTACTGTTAAGTTAGCGTACAAGCGTGACAAAGAGATCGCTAAGTCCCCTGCTTACTCGCAGTGGGCTATGCAGAATCAGGACGCGTTCGCCGCCTAATCCCATGGGATTAAAAACGCTGGCTGTAACAGGCCAGCAGACTTATTAACTGAGGTAATTGATATGACAAGTTTAGCAAAAACATTACTAGTCACTGACCCGATTGTAGACGTTGAGTACGAGCGTAAGCGGGTAGAGACTGCTTATAACAAGCTGGGCATACGGGAGCCGTTCGTTGCGGCTGTAATGTCCAAGATAAAGCGCGAGGTAGTTGTTGACCCTAGGATACCTACGGCAGCTACCAACGGTGCGTGGGTTAAGTACAACCCCAACTTCACTGCCAAGTGTACCGACCCCCAGTTGTTTGGGCTGGTACTACACGAATCCCTGCATGTAATACTGATGCACATGTGGCGTAGAGGTCAGAGGCACCCCGGTCTGTGGAACTATGCGAATGACGCGATAATCAACTTATATATACGTAGTCGTGGCTATGAGTTACCAGAGAACGGCGTGGATGTTAAGTGGGTTACGGAGGCTATGTCGTCTGAGTTAGTATATAAGCGCATGAAAGACGAGCTGCCCGAACCACCTGAAAAGCCTGAGCCACCTGCTGGCGGTAAGCCTTGCGAGGATGGTGAAGGCGAAGGTGAAGGTGAAGAAGAAGGAGAAGAAGGTGATGATAAAGGTGGCAGCGGCAGTGGAGGTGGTGATGACGATGATGACAGTGCTGATGATGGCAGTGGCAGTGGCTCTGGTTCTGGTTCTGGCGGCAGTGCTGACGGCAGTGGTGGCGATGAGGGGCCAGAGGATGACGGCATTCCCAAAGGCGGCTGGGACAATAGCGGCGACCTACTGGACGCGGATGACGAAGCGAGTAAAGCTGATCTCGAAGCGACTATTATTACTGCTGCCCAAATGGCTAAGACCTGCGGACAAGGTTCGGCGTTAATAGATCGCATCCTTGGCGACATAGGTAAGCCGTCTGTAAACTGGGAGGATGTGTGCAGGGAGATGCTAACTAGTAGTGCGCGTACTGACTTCTCTTTCTCACGACCTAATCGTAGGTACGTGTGGCAGAATATCTTTATGCCTTCCCTACTTAGCGAAGCAGTAGGCGCGTTGTTGATTGGCTTTGATGTGTCAGGTTCTATGTCACAATCCGAAGCGAACCAAGTAGCCGCAGAAATTACGGCTATCGCGTCAGACCTAAATCCTGAGTTTGTGGAAGTAGTGTACTGTGATACCCGCATTACAAAAGTAGAACGCTTTGAGCAAGGCGACGATGTAGTGCTGAATGTAGTTGGTGGTGGTGGCACTGAGTTTGCCCCTGTGTTTGACTACTTAGCAGCAAGCGAGGAGCAGTACGCTGGCATGATCTACTTTACGGATATGTGCGCGCGTACTTCTCACTTAGTCCAGCCTGATATACCTGTTATCTGGGCTGACACAAGCGGTCATTACGGCAAGGAAAATCCACCGCCGTTCGGTGTCCTCGTAGATGTGAAGCTGTGATTGGCACAACGCTTGGTGCGTATGCGTGGTTAGATGATGTAATGGCACACTCTGATACGGATATTCACTACGCCGTAGAGTTGTGCCTAACTTATACGTGTACGTTTAGCAGTTACAAGGCGAGACAGTGGTTTCGCCGCCACTTGATTACTAGATACAAGGAGGAGGTATGAATCCCCACGACGTAAGTTCAAGATTAAGCAGCTTGGAAAGCAGCCTTAGAGATCAACGCGACAACTTGAGGGAGCGAATACGCGAAAGTTCCCGTGATGAAACGGTGCTGATTCTTAAAGAATTTGTAGCTGTGCTGCGGGAGCAGTTGGCGGCGGGGGCAACCCTAACGCCAGAATTTATTGATGATGCTATCAACGAACTTAAAAAGGATTAAATGTAATGAACAACGAAGATGGTATTATCAAACGACTATCTAGGTTGGAGAAAGAAACTCTTAGCCGATTGGTTAGAGTGGAAAGCAAACTGGTGCGCGGGTTTGAGGAGCTAGGTATTAGCACCGACAAAGACGATGACTGGTTATCCGTGGACAACGCCGCACGTATAGTTTACGTTAGCACGATTGGACGTTCGCTTATGGTGCTGCTGTCTGACATGGGAAGGCTAGGAGCTACGCACTATGGTGACAACTATGAGGTGATACACAAGGGCGTCACTATAGCGGTAGTAGAATTACGGAAGGTTGTTTAATCCCATGGGATTAAAAAAATTACTTACTTACTTATTTACTGGAGAAACACATGAAAAGAATTACTAAGCAGGTTGTACTTGGTAGCAAGAAAGCTAAGTTTAACGTCAGCGATTACATTAGAGGCTTGGGTAATACTGGCTCTGGCGGCTACTACGCGCGCAGAGGAGGCAATTCAGCGAGTCCGTTTGCCAATACCTCAGAACACTTTGAGGATACTAAGACTGCGTTTAATGAGGACTGCTACGCTAAGATACCCAAAATAGACGACATAGTTAGTGACAAGCAGCAGCAAGCCATACAGTGCAGGGATTCCATAAAGAAGTACGGCTTCTATATGCACAGGAAATTGCACGACGCGGTAGATGAGATACTTTTGTCCATGCCCTACTTACGTCTGTTCCCCTACTTCTCTGCAAATGAGCTGGCTAACAAAAGCTACCCCACTGGCACAGGTGCGCCGTCAGTAGGATTTATACACGAAGGCGACGACTACCCGTGCGGTGCTGTAAGCTGGGAACACTACTCCAGCAGATACACCTTGTTCTGCCCGCTAACTTCAGAAAAGCGCAATGGCAAACACTTCACGGAAAATCCCGAAAGGTTGGCTGCTCTAGCTAGGCAGTACTTTAAGTATAGAACCCCCGCAAAGATCGCGCCTTTCGTTGCGTTTCAGCGGGCGGGTAAGACTGAGCTAGAGGGTGAGGCTAGAGATAACAGCTACAAACTGCGCAGACTCTTAGAGAATGTTAATTCCTACGGTGGTAACAAGGACATATCCAAAGAGGTGTACTCCCACTTACGTAGCCTACACGACCAAGGGCATGTGTTTGGTGACGGCCAGCTCAATGATTTGTTCAGCGAAATAACTAGCCGCCGCCACGAAGAAAGCAAATACCATGAATTGTCTACGTGCATAATGTACGCAAAGATGCGCAGCGACAGCACGGTAGAATATTCGTTCTATTACAAAGAACCGAAAACAAGTTACTACACTGACGTTACTGCGTTTCAGAATAAGCACGCAGATTACGACCTTTGTTCCACTATGTATAATACTCCTGTGTCTGGTATGCCACCTGAGTTCATTGTGCCTATGTCGCAGTTGGCATTAGAGGAACCAGCAGTTATTGTCGAAGGCTTGGGAGTAAGAATCAACCAGTATGAGTACGTGCTTTACTCCAACGGAGCAGAGGATATTCTGGACGAGGACGCTATCAATAACATTTGCGCTGAGGAAATAATGGAGCAATCGTTGGAGTCTAATCCTTAATCCCATGGGATTAACAAACTATTTACTAGTAGGGCTAACTACCCTACTAGTATCGAGGTATCTATCATAAACGGAAACGAGCAACTAACCGAAGCCATCTACCAATTTTCACAAGGTCTGAGGATGATGGCTGATTCACTAGAGCTAATTGTTGATTTAGCTGAACAGGAGCAACAAGAACGTGAAAGAAAGACTGAAAACGACAGGGAATTATAAAAACCGCTTAGAGCTAGAAGAAGCTATAACTAGTATGAAAGGTACACACAAGTATATAGCGTCCAAGACAGGAGTATCCGCCTGTACAGTAAGCCGCATACGAGCAGGGAAAGACATAGTGTCAAGCTCGCCCTCCTTTAAACTTTCTAAACGCTTAGACAGTCTGTGGAAAATAACTAAGAGCGTTGACGATGAGTAATTTAGAAACAATAAAGTGCCCAGTTTCTTCATGTGAAAGCGACATGCAAGAAATCATACACGCAGAAGCTAACATAAGAAAAGGCTGGTGGTGCCAAAAGTGTAATCACTGGATAACAACAACAGGTAGAGAGAAGTTCTTACCCCTCGCGTCTGACGACCCTAGGAACACTGACTAACTTACTAATCCCATGGGATTAAGGAACTATTATGGATGTAATATTCATAGATTTTGAGACTTATTACGACCAAGAGTACTCACTTAGCAAGATGCAGACTGATGCCTATGTGCTAGACGATAGGTTTGAAGCCATCATGGTAAGCATACGGCTGAACGGTAAGACTGTAACCTTGCACGGTACAGAGGAATCCCTACAGTACCAGCTTACTAACTTACTAGACTGGTCTAAGTACGTGGTGGTAGCACACAACATGATGTTCGACGGCTTTATCATGGCCCAACGATATGGGATAAACCCACGCATGTGGCTATGTACTTTGGCACTTACTAGGATGGTTAAGCCGTTTTTACGGTCACACTCCCTGTCTAATATATCTAAGTACTTCGGTTTCCAAGAGAAAGGGCACGCAGTACACAACATGAAGGGTGTGCATCGGGCAGACATGAGTGACGCAGATTTTGAGGCGTACAAAGAATACTGCACTAATGACGTAGACCTGTGTGAGAAAATCTACAACGAGGTAATAGGATTCTGCCCGCTGCTTAGCCAAGTACTTGTAGATATGACCATCCGCATGTTTACAGAGCCTTTGTTCGTAGGTAATAAACCTATGATGGCCGACCTACTGGAGAAGGAGATAGCCCGTAAGGAAGGACTAATGACCTTAGCAATGGTGTCGCGGGATGAGATAATGTCCAACGCCAAATTTGCTGAAAGGCTGCGGGACTTGGCGGTTACACCGCCGACTAAAGTAAGCCCGCGCACAGGTAAGACTACGTTCGCGTTTGCCAAGACCGACAAAGAATTTATGGAGTTGCTGGAGCATCCAGACAGCGAGGTTCAGGCGTTGGTAGGCGCAAGAGTCGGAGCGAAAACTACTATTGCCCAGACTCGCGCTGAGCGGTTTATAGAAATGACCGACAGAGGCCCGCTTCCTGTGTACTTGCAGTGGTGGGGCGCAAAGACGACTGGTCGCTACTCTGGCGGCAACAAAGTTAATTGGCAGAACTTACCTGCGCGTGGCTTATCCGCTGGTTTGCGTAATGCGCTAGAAGCACCATCGGGATACACGGTAGTTGTTGGCGATTCGTCTAATATAGAGCTGCGCACGGTCATGGCTCTGGCTGGACAAGAGGACGCGTTGGAGAAGTTACGTGCTGGCGTAGATATGTACTGCCATTTCGCTAGTACTTTGTATGGGCGAGAGATAACCAAGGCCGACAAGCTAGAACGGTTCTTAGGCAAGACGGCTATGCTGGGACTACAGTACGGTGCAGGTGCGCCTAGGTTCGCAGAGATGGTTCGCATACAAGGAAAGGCTATGGGCGCAGAGCCTATAGAGCTGGAGAAGGCGTACGAAACGGTGGAGCTGTATCGCGGCATATACAGCAGAGTAACCGCCCTGTGGAGGCATTGCGAGCGTTCTATACTGCCTGATATAGCTACGCGGTGTGACCACTTGCGAGTTGATGTAAACGGCTGGTATGTGACGCAGTACGAGGGGTTTGGTAGGCCCGGGGAACCCGGAGTTGTTTACCACAACCTGCGTTTCGACTCCGAAAAAGATGAGTATATATACGACCAAGGGCGCGTGATAGGCAAGAAGATTTACGGGCCTAAAGTAGTAGAGAATCTGTGCCAGCACGCCTCCATGCAGATCGTTATGTGGCAGACAGCTAGGATACACCAGCGATACCCTGTTAAGTTGTCTGTGCATGATGAGGCTGTATGTATCGTGCCAGACTCCGAAGTTGCTGACTGCGTAGCGTGGATGGAGGACTGCCTGTCCACTACCCCTGAATGGTGCAAGGGTAAGATACCCGTAGTGGGCGAAGTAGAAGTAGGTAGGTCTTATGGTGCTGCCAAATGAGCAAACAAGACTACAGAATAAGTTTAGTAGACAAGCAGTCTTGCGAGAGCATACTTATGAAGTGGCACTACCTAAAAGATATAAGCGTGGGCTTTAAGAGTGGCGTTAACTATGGTCTATTTACAGGCGACAAACTATGCGGCGTATGTATATACACAGCGTTGCCAGTGCCAGAACTAGTTAAAGGTATGTACGGACTGGAGCGAAACGACCAAGAAGGGTTCTTTGAGTTGAGTAGGCTCTGCCTAGAACCAGAGGTACAGAAGGTAGAACACAATCTAGCTAGTTGGTTTGTGAGTAAGACAATTAAAGAGTTGAGAAAAACACACAAGGTCAGGTCTATTCTTAGTTACGCAGATAACGACCACCACAAGGGTATTGTTTATAGGGCGTGTAACTTTAACTACTATGGGCTAACCGCAAAGAAGAAAGACTTTTGGGTGTTGCAAGGTGACGGCAGCCATAAGAAACTTTCGAGGGGGAAAACAAAGGGCGTTGCTGGGGAGTGGCGAGACAGGAGCCAAAAACACAGGTTTGTTATGACGTTTGACAAGACGTTAAATATGCTTTGGGAGTTAACTAAAATAAAGGAACTTGAATATGAGTGACAAGATGGCGCTGTCATACAGCAGACTAAGTACGTTTGAGAACTGCCCAGCACAATTTGATTACGTCAACGTGTCTAAGTCAGTGAGCATACGCGGCAGTGAGGCGATGGACTACGGGAACCGCGTCCATGAAGTATTGGAGAAGCACGGTAAGGGAGAACTAGATGCAGGTGTTATGACTGAGGAAGATACTCTGTCTATTAAGAAGTGGGGCAGCATCGTAGATGTAATAACATCCCGCCCCGGCGTTAAGTACTTCGAGTACCAGATGGCGATAAACGAGAAACTAGAACCTGTTGGGTGGTTTGACAAAGATGTGTACTTTAGGTCTATTGCAGACGTATTAGTAGTTGACGGGGACACAGCTTACTGTTTAGATTACAAGACGGGAAAGGTGAGAGAGTCACCAACACAGTTACAGTTTTTTGCTGCAATAGTGATGTATCACTTTCCAGAGGTTACAACTGTTAAAACGTCATTTATATGGCTACGGTTTAACCAAACGACTAATTCAGAGTATCAGCGCAGGTATCTAGCGCCATTGTGGGACGCACTCAAGCCAAGGCTTGACGCAGTGCATGACGCTATTGACCTTGGAGTTTTTGACTTTAAGCCTAGTGGCTTATGCCCATGGTGTCCCGCTCAAGATATATGCCCTAACGCAAGGAAGAAACACAGATGACACAGAAGTGGAAGGTAGAAGAAAACATAGCTAGAGCCGCCGCGCAGGGAGTAGCAGAAAAATTGCGCCCTATAATAGAGGAACGCGATGCAACTATTCTTGCGCTGCGAGAGTTATTGCGAAACGCTTTAGGGTTTAGTGACAAAGAATTTGAGGAGTACATGGATGAACAATGAAGCAGATGTTAAAAAAGCTGTGCGTAAAGTACTAGACTCACTACCTAAGTGTTACTACTTCATGCCACCCGCCAACGGCTATGGTCGTTCGGGAATCCCTGATTTTATTGGGCATGTGAATGGGTACTTTTTTGGTGTAGAAACTAAGTTCGGCAGTCGTGACTTGACGGCTAACCAGACCCGCGAAGTTGTTAGCATCGTACAGAGTGGCGCAACTTGTTGGATTGTTAGGGACTCCACATTGGCACACTGGGAGGTAGAGGTTAGAGCCTTTGCGGCGTTATGCTCGTAATTAAAGAACAGAAGAAAGTAGTACTTGATACGTCTGCTAACGACGTGATCGCTGAAGTGATACCCCACTCCAAGCGAATCACTAAAGACGGCAAGGACTTAGTAGTAGTGCCGCATGGCGTGCAGGAGTTTATGGTTCTAAGGAACATGGGCATATCCATACCCGCCCCCATACACTATTACTATGATTTCCCTGCTAGATTTAAGCCGATGCAACATCAGCTTGGTACTGCTGAGTTTCTTTCTGTAAACAAGCGGGCGCTATGTTTGAACGCTCCGGGGACAGGTAAGACTATAAGCGCGCTATGGGCCGCTGATTTCCTGCTAACTTCTAAAGAGGCTAAGAAGGTGTTGATTATCGCGCCCCTGTCCACACTTAAAGAGGTATGGGGTAGAGAGATTAAGCAGCACATGCCGCATAGGACGTTTGTTATATGTACAGGTGCTAGGGAGAAACGACTGAGGTTATTGAATACCCCCGGGGTGCAGTACGTAATCATTAACCATGATGGGTTCACTAATCTTAGCGTAGAACTAAATGACTTTGATGTAGTTATTTATGACGAGGCCACCGCACTTAAATCACCTAGGTCGCGGAGGTTTAAGACATTTTTTAACTGGGCTAAGAAGCACCAGCCTTGGGTGTGGCTGCTTACAGGTACTCCAATATCACAGACCCCCGCAGATGCTTGGGCTTTAGCTAGACTAGTAGAGTCTAAGAATGTATCCAAGAGCTATACAGCGTTTAAAGAGACCGTGATGCAGAAGGTATCTCAGTTTCGCTGGCTGCCTAGGCCAACAGCATTGGAGACATGCAAAGAGGTATTACAACCGTCTATAAGATACTCACTAGATGAGTGTAAGGATTTACCTGATACTAATTTTGTTAATCGGAAATGTGAGTTGACCGCTGAACAAAAGTTGGCGTTTAAAGAAATGCAGACTAAGGCTGTAACTACCTTTGCAGGTGGGCAAGTGACCGCAGCCAACACAGCGGTTATGCTATCCAAGCTATTACAGATTTGCTGTGGCGTGGTGTATACAGAAACTGATTCTATTTGCTTAGATGCTAAGTTCAGGTATAATCTACTCACTGAATTGATTGACGAGATTGGCGGCAAAGTTATTATATTTGTGCCGTTGAAAGGAGTACAGTACTGGCTCCGTGATTCACTTATTAAAGATGGATACGACCTCGCTCTGGTTAACGGGGACGTTAAAGGCAAAGAACGCGACCAGATATTTAATGACTTTCAGCATACGGATAAGCCTACTATATTGTTGGCGCATCCCAAGGTAGCAGCGCACGGACTTACGCTCACTGCCGCGAAAGATATTATCTGGTACGCACCGATTTACTCATTAGAGCAATATGAGCAAGCAAATGCGCGCATACGTAGAATTAGCACGGAAGGCAAGACTACTGTATGGCACATACTGGCGACGAAGTTTGAGGCCGAGCTGTACCGTCGATTACGACAAAAGCAGAATGTCTTAGCTGCGTTTCTTGACCTAGTCAACGGCGTAAATTCCGACGACGATTACTGATTTACTAACTACTAATCCCATGGGATTAAGGACTTACTTATGAACTATGAACAAGCAGCGGAACGCTACACGCTAGTACGCGGTGAAATAGACTCTCTTGATCGAGAATACAAAGCTGCCAAGGCTGGCCTAAAGGAGAAATTAGTTGCTCTTGAAAACTGGTTTACGGCCCGCGCACAAGAGGATGGACTTGAATCAATCAAGACTCCGTTCGGGACAGCTTATTGGGCAACGCACCAGTCTGCGACTGTTGCTTCCCGCGAGGACTTCTTTACTTTCTGTAAAGAGCATGACGCTTGGGACTTAGTTGAGTCGCGTGCGTCTAAAACGGCTGTTCGCAGCTACCTAGAATCCCACAACGAAGTACCACCGGGATTGAACTACAGTACCATTCGTGTCTTTAATTTTCGTCGCAACCAGAGAGAGAGCTAAATTATGTCAAATGCACTTACTAAGAACGTACCAGCGCATATCGCTGACCGCATCCGCACTCGTCAAGAGTCGGGTAAGAAATCTGCCGTAGCAGACGCAATTGTAGGGGGTGAGGGAGGTGGCTTCCCACGAATTAGTACCCGCTCTAGCCGTTATCGTCTGACTGAGGGCGGAGTAGAGACCGTTATAGGCCCAGTGCTAGATGTAGTTATCGTCGGCGCTAATCCCCGCGTGTCCAAGATTTTCTACGCAGGGCAGTATGTACAGGGGGAGAACGCAGCCCCAGCTTGTGCATCAAGTGATGGCCTAAAGCCTGACGATAGTGTGGAATCACCAGTAGCTAAGGCGTGCGCAGCTTGCCCACACAATGCGCTAGGTTCCAAAATATTGCCTTCTGGTGCCAAGTCTAAGATGTGTGCTGACCAGCGGCACATGGCTGTTGTGGCTGCCGCAGACCCCAGTAAGGTGTATGGACTTACAGTACCTGTCTCTGGCATGAAGTCACTACGCGAGTACTTCAAAGAGCTGGGCACTTATGGCCTGTCTCCCGAAGAAGTAGTGACTGAGTTAGGCTTTGATGAGGAAGCTAGCTATCCTAAGATAGTGTTTAAGCACAAAGGTTATGTGCCTGAGCGGGTTATTGAATTGGTGGATGAGATTTCTCACCACGATTCTGTGAAAGTTGCTACCCGTCAGATGCAACCTAGTGCTACTCTAGCTGCTCCTACCTCGGCGGCTCCAGCAATTGAGCAAAAAGTACCAGTTGATGACGCTTATGAGGAGGAGGAAGAATTAGCCGCCGCTCCAGCCAAGCCACCTAAGAAGAAGAAGCCGCAGGTTGAACCTGTAAAAGCCTCTGACGACTTGGCGGCTAACATAGCAGCGTTGTTTGATAACTAAGGGCGTCTACCCTAGGTATAATATCCCCCCACACACTTGTGGGGGGCATAATAAAGCGAGGTAAAACGTGGACACCAGAGAATTTTTAGACCGAGTACATGCCAAGACCGATCACTTAGTTATTAGCACACACAGGCCAGACCCATCAGGCCAAACGCCCAGAGGTATATTCTGGAACAGAGGCTCATTCAGCTACAGCGATATAGACAAGGCGGTAGCAGCGATAAGTAAGTGGGATGCAGAACCTAACACAACAGTTTACTTCTCCATAGGTTCATTTGCAGGGCATAGTTTCGAGAAAGACGGTAAGACTAAGTGGAAAAGAAAGCAGGAATACGCTACCAAATTTAGGACGCTATGTTTAGACCTAGACATAGGGGATGGAAAACACGACACACAGAAAGAAGGGTGGATGGCCCTAAGCGCAGCACTTAGCGCGATCAAAATGCCTATGCCTTTAGTAGTATCGTCAGGTAAAGGGCTACATGCTTACTGGCCCCTAGAAGAAGAAATCGGTGTTGAAACGTGGACTATGCTATCTGATGCACTGTGCGCGGCACTGCTGGCTAATGACCTTACGTTCGACACAAGTAAGATCAAAGACCCCTCTATGGTGCTTCGCCCTGTAGGTACACACCACAAGAAGCAGACACCTTGGCTAGACGTTAAGGTAATGTACGACCCCGCTGATGATTTTGATGTGGCGTTTCTAACAGGTATCTTAAATCCATGGATAGACCTAGCCCCTAAGAAGAAAGCAGTGGGTAAGTTGTCGTCTGTAGCTGACGCCATACTTGGCTCTAACAATGATGTGGAACTATCATTAGTCGCCGCGAGTTGCCACCAGATAAGTTCTATCATAGCAAGCGGTGGCTTTACTGACGCAGCGGGGCAACAAATAGAAGAACCGCTGTGGCGCGCCACTATGGGTTTCGCTAGTTTCACTGTAGACCCAGAAGCGTCTATCATAGCTATGGCGGGCGACCACCCTGACTTTGATATGGCGGCGAGTGTCGAGAAGATGGAGGGCTACTCTGGTACTGGCCCACCCACATGTAAGTCTTTTGAGCAGCACTGTGCTGCTGGCTGTGAGCAATGTCCTTACAAGGGCAACATCACAAGCCCCGCCCAGCTTAGCGCGCAGACTTCTGTTACTGTCGAGAACGAGGAGGGCGAAGCATTAGAGATTGAGCTACCTGACAGCTATGTAGTTAAGGACAACAAGATATATAAAGAAATTGTTGAGCAAGTCGAGGCTGACGACGGCACTATGCTGGAGAGTAAGTCTTGGAAGCTGATAACTAATTACCAGATGCACATTACTAATACGTTTAAGAACCACTTTGACGGGAAATCACAGTTTACTCTAGCGATTAAGTACCCCAAAGACGGCTGGCAGGAAGAAGATCACGATGCAGATGTGCTAACCCTCGCAAAAATGCAGGGATTCCTGCTTCACAGGCAGATATTTGATGGGCGAAGCCCAGCGCAGATGAATAACATAAAGGACTTCTTGATGGACTACTTATCAAAAGTGCAAGCAGCGAACCAGTCCGGCGTTGATTACCAGTATTTTGGTTGGCAGGATGACAATTCCTTCTTATGTGGCAAACTAGTTATAGGTGGCCCGTCTGGTGGCATTCCTCGAAGGCTGAGCGGCGGTGCCAAACGATTCGACAGTATTATTGGACGCAAGGGGTCGCGGGAAGGCTGGGTCGAGGCTATGAAAATCCTCAACAGAGAGGACGCTAAGATGCTCCGCATGGTTATGCTGCTGTCTATGGGCAGTGTGCTGAGCCGTGCGGCTGGTAACAGCACTGGGCTGGTGTCTATATACTCCCACAAGACGACAACAGGTAAGACGCTTGCGTTGTATGCGATCAACAGCATGTTCGGCCATCCCAAAGAACTCCTTATGCAGCACCGAGATACCGCGAACGCCATGTATAAGATACGGGGGATACTTAACCAGTTGCCTTGTACCATAGATGAGCTTACAACTATTGAGCCACAGAAAGCTGTGGATATGACGTATGATTTTAGCTCTGGCGTAGAGAAGAACTCTATGACCCAGACCCGTGATCTACGCGACCCTGTGCGCTGGACAGGGCCGACATTCGTAACTACTAACGTATCCCTAACGCAGCAATTCGACATCGTACAGTCTAATGACAGCGCGCTACGGGCACGTTGCTTAGAGATAGTGCATGACGACAGGCGGCTGGTACAGAAAGGTGAGGATGGTATTAGCCCGTCCGATAGGTTCTTTGACGATATTTCAGCTAACTATGGCTGGGCTTATCCAGAACTAGTTGACGCTGTGATTAAAAGCGGCGGTGATGCCAAGTTGTGGCACGGCAACCGCGACAAGTTTCACCAGAAGTTTGGCAGGGTGTTTAAAGAAGTAGATAAGTACGCTGAGCCTATGATTATTTCTGGCTGGATGATGTGCAAGGTAGCCAAGCACTTGGGGCTTATCAGCTTTGACGAAGATCAGGCGGTACTAGACCTAATCGCCCACCTAAAGGACACCCATGCCCAAGCCGATTCCCAGCGTAGTGACGCGCTAGATATAATAGGGCAGTTCTTATCTGAGCAGAATGACAAGACTCTAGTGTTTACTGCTGATATGGGCAGCGCTTCTAAAGAGAATCTTGTCCAAGGGCGACAGACTGAAATAGCCAATGTCCGTATAAAAGTAGTCCAAGATGGTGACAAGATATGCAAAGGCAGCTACATAGCTATAAACCAAAAAGCCTTAAAAGCGTGGCTAGGTAGGCAGAAGGACGGCTTGTCTAGGGTGACTAATGAGCTGTCAGAAATGGGCGCTTTACTTAACCCGCGCGAACGTGTGACCATGTATAAAGGGTGCCCCGGAAGAAACCCCGGACAAGCCTACTGTATAGTGGTAGACCTCACGCACCAGAGATACATAGATGGGCTGGCTGGCACTGAGGCTATAAAGCACAGTAAAATACTTGAGGCTATACTAGGAGGGCCAACAAATGCCGTCGAAGAAGCGTAACTACCGTAAAGAATATGATAACTACCACGGTACGGCTAAGCAAAAGAAGAACCGCGCTGCCCGCAACTGCACTCGCGCCATTATGGTTAAGGCTGGGAAAGCAAGGAAAGGGGATAATATGGACGTAGACCATAAAATCCCAATGGCTATGGGCGGGGCTAAGTGCAACCCAAAGAACCTAAGAGTAGTCGCTAAAGGCACTAACCGCTCTTTTGCTCGCACTAAAACTGCTCGTATGAAGAAAACTAGAAATGCTTAATCATCTTCTCTTTCTCTGCCGAAAAGCTCGTCCAGTTCATCCCGCCGTCTTTTTCTGAGGTCGGCTAATTCTTCACGTAGGCCAGCAAAGTCTGGTGTGCCTTTCCTATACTCCGCTTTTCTAGCCCTAGAGATAGCCATACCATAGTCCCGCTTAATAAATTTGGCACTGCTACTCTTAATCTGACGCTCTTTGTCTGTGGTGGGGTTGTAGAACTTAAAGCCAAACGCCCTAGCAGCAAACATACCGTCCATCGGCTCCCCTGTGAAGTCTTTAGTGCCGTCTATCCATTTCATTAGTTTGTCTTTGTTTCTATTACTAGCGACAGGAGGCATAAACATGTCAAACACCATACCCACATTGCGCATAGTGGTGTCCATACCAGTGTCGGTGGGGTCGCTAGTCTTTCTGCCCGTAAAGGCATCAACGCTTAGGGCCATACTAGCGGCTATAACGAACGGGCCGCTAGGTGCGAGACCTCCGGGCCAGTTGCTGTACCCGAACGTACCTCCCGGCACCCCTCGTCCTGTACTAACTAGCGGTATGTAGTCGCCCATCTTCCAGTACACAGGGTCTTTATCACTGCCTAGAAAGGGTATGCGAATCATAGTGTGGGGGCCAAACGAACCAAACAATCTTTCTTGGTACGCCTCGCCCATCTTATTGCGATCTTCGTCATCTTCACCAGCAAGCATAGAAGCAAACGTGTCAACCATTGCATAAGACGCTAGCACGTTGGCAAGCATCCACGGCTTAGTTAGGGCTATCTTTGTCAGCACAGGCACAACAGCGTATGTCCACGATGCGAAAGGCATAACACTTTGCCGCGCCATATTTAGCGCAGCGGAGTCAATGTCGTAGTTAAGGAACGCTTCACGGCCAAACTTACCAGCTTCATCCCACTGTGCGTCTGTGAGATTCATGTCAGATGTAAGGTCTGTAGCGCCGTCAGAGTTAATTTCTTGTGCCTTACCAGCACTATGCAGGAACGCAGCTAATCGGAATACGTTATCTTCCGCAGCGTATACATCCAGAAACATTTTGTCTGCTCGGCCCGCTTTCCTACCCGCTTTCCTAACTACGCTTTCTATATGCCCGCCCTCAATACCTAGCATAGTTAGCGTCCTACTCGCTAAGTCGCCGTTGTTTTTGTCGGTCATATCTTTAGCCATACGCTCAGCTACGTTGTGACTCACTTCAGTGGCAGAGAAGTTACCCAGCAAAGCGCCAGACGCTTCAAACTTGGCTAAAAACTCAACTTCAGCGCCAGTAAGTTTGTCGGGAGTTATTGCTGACTTGTATAGAATTTTCGCTGCGTATCTAACTGTCCCAAACGATATGCCGTGCGCCATCATAAGCGATAAATTAGATATGGCGTTGGTCATGTGAGTGCCGGGGTTACGTGTCGTCTTAGATAATTTAAACTGCCTAAGAACCTTGCTATAACGCTTGCCAAAAGAACTGCTAAACAACTGTTCCCTAGCTGCCATGTCTTGCATAGCAGCGTATACAGGGCCAGAGACTATCTTGCCTGATATATCACCCCAAACTTCTACATCAATGCCTTCGGCTTTCATAGTTACAGTGTCAGGCATTTGCACGTATGAGCTTGTTACGCGGAGCTGAGAAGACGTAGCAACTGATTTGAGGTTTTTGGTTTTTATTGGTCTATCTTCGGGCACTGGTTTGAATGTCACTCCATCGCGCTCTGCTGAGTCTTTTAAGTACGAATTAAGTTCTTCAAGACTTTCCCAGATAACGGGCACCTCGCCTCTTTCTTCAGCATCTAAGTCTATTTTGCCGTTCGTACGTCCCGTTTCAAATAATGCTCTAAAGTACCGAGCAGACGCGTAGTACGTACCTATTGTGTTTGCTGTATTAAGTATAGCCACTCCAATATCATCGGCGGCTAATATCTTTTCTTCCAAAGTCTTAGCGTCTTTCAATGCTTGGGCTACGGTCTTGTTGGTAGTAAACGTAACAATGCCGTTACCTTTGGAGTCATCAGCTTTCCACAATCCGCCGTTTTTATAAATTGCGAATGAAACGCCCTCTGCGTCCAGCACAGTTTCTCCCCCAAACAGTTCGGCAATGTCACGGCGAACGTACCCTTGGTGCTTGTCGGGCATTGGCTTGCCGTTTTCATCCATTTTTACTACGCGGTAGTATTCAGCCCCTGTGTTTAGCGGCGTGCCCTCTGGCACGGAGCCGTCCGCGTCTTCAACTTCTGAGCTGTAAACCCATTCATCTGTTAAGTTTTCTTCGTCTTTCTTACGGTCTTCACCTATTATAGTTCTTAGCTTCTTCATGCCCGGAGTGCTAGACCCAATGTCAGCGTCGCCCTCGACAAATATTAAGTTTTCAGTAAATTTACCCGCGAAAAAGTTACTCATGCTCTCAGGCAGTGAGTTTGTTTTCTCTTTGAGCGACGCTATTAAGTTGTCAGCACGGGCCGCCATGAGTTTGCCACCTGTTACATTGTCCAGAGCGTTCTTATCTCCATCCAAGTAGGCTAAGTAGGCTTGTGCGCTGTCCATGTCTGTCTCTATAAGCCGCTTTAACTTAGATGAAACTAGTTCTGCAAGCTGTACGATGGTGTGCTTATCTGTCTTGAATGTATCAAAAGCCTGCTTTAGCGGCATCCCAAACGCTAGCTTGGGGTTCATGTATCGAACCATCGTTTCTATGTTGGGGTGCTTCTTTGTGAAGTCCACAAGCGTTTCTTTGATTTTGGCTTGATACTTAGCTGGAGTACCTTCGGGCAGCATACCGTTAACAAAATCAAACAAAGGCTTAGTTATGCCATACGTAGTGCCTTTGCTATATCCCCGCATGTCTCTATTAGTCTTGGCAGCAACGCTTTCACTAGTTACGTCAGCTTTAAGGACTGTTCCAGACAAAGGCGCGCTCTGAGTAGGATTGTCGTGAGCTTCTTGCAGTAGCGCTATCGTGGCATCTAGTACCTGAGAAGCTGAGGATTCCCCTACTCCTTCTACTTGCGGCAGGACTTTACGCAAAACGCCTATTATTCCCCGCCAAGTTTTCTCAACAGCGAGCTTCCAATTGTTAGCTTCTTTGGTTTTAGGCTTGGGTAAGTTGTTGAGCATTAACTTAAATGAGTACAGCGTGTTGCCATAAGATATAAGCTCAAGCACTGCGTTCTTCATGCCTTGGTTTTTGTCTTTTGCGCTGTCTCGTAATTCTCTAAGTATGTTTTGTACTTCAACAGCTTCCAGCCTTTGCTGGTCGGTTAAGCCAGTAACTTTGGCTAAGTCAGTGTTTATTACTAAGTTTACGTTATCGGCAAGAACCTTGATAGCCGCGCCCGCTGCGTTTTTCTTGCCAAAGTTCGTATAGACATACCCTTGAAGTACAGCGTGCAGTATTTCGTGCAAAGCTACTTCTGCGCTTACAAACTCAGGAAAAGTTATAGTATCGGTATTGGGGTCGTAGCTAGGCTTCGCATCTTTTTTAGTGTCAAACACTACTTTTGTTTCTGCTATCCCTGCCGCTCTTTGGCTTTTTATCACACGATCTAGCAGCTTCCTAAGCATCCTAGAAGTTACTGTCGCGTTGCCAGAATCAGCGGCCCTGTTCATAACGCCGAGCAAACCTTTGTAGTTTGCCTTTTTTAAATGCCTATTGCCGTTGGGCACATACCCATCTCTATAGGCTAGTTTTAGACTTTTTTGGGTTTGCCCGCCAGTAGGCTTGCCTAACTCTTTATTATTGGGGCGCGTACTGCGTCCCTGTGGCGCTATGTCGTAGTTTTCGTTTAGCCGCCCGTCTTTGTATGCGGCAAACAGAGTTGATACAACAGAGTCAGCTTTACTTGCGAAGTCCTCACGGCTAGATGTCTCTGCTTTACCATTCCCAAACAGAGTATTAGCATATTCAAAAGCAGAGGCATTAGAAGTCGAGTCTTTGCCACCCCTTACCTCCTTAGCGCCTTTTATAACAGCCATAATAGCGTTGGCGTTTGCTTCGCCACCTACAAGTTCTATAAACTGCTCTACGGCTTGCACTAATGCGGGCATTTGTTCCGAACGTATTTCTGCTGAGGCTGCTGCTGAATCATCATCTTTTTTCTTAGCAAGCTGCTTTCCATCGTTTAGGAAAATAGAACCTAGTTTTAGAATATTAAGGTATGCCTCGCGTATGCTATCTATCTCTTGGCTATTAGCAGCGGTTCCTTCTTTATCTACTATGACGCCGCCTTCGCTGTCAGGATTAGCTTTGTACATCCTGTTAAAGCCACCTTTAGTCGGGCTTCTCAAATGTCTAGCTACCGCAGCTAAGAAGCTCTGCGACTTAGTGACCTTACCCGTTGTGCCACCCTCAGTGCTTGTAACTTCGGCTTTTAGAGCTTCGTTTTCAGTTGATTCTATTGCTCGCTCCATTTCTTTTGGCGTAAACACCATGTCGTCAGTTGCTTCCCCTCGCGCTTCTGGCGAGCCTTCGCTTACTGGGTCTGCTCCTGTCTGCCCCTGTTCTTGTCCAGTTACGTCAATTGGGCCTGTCCCTGCAACGGGGTCAGCTACTGCAACGGGGTCAGCAACGGGGTCAGCAACGGGGTCGCCTTCTACAACTGGGTCAGCTCCTGTAACGGGGTCACTTATTGGCTCGCTTTCTTGCTGTTGCTGCTGCTGTTGCTCAGCCGCAGCTCTAGCGGCTTCAACTGCCTCCTGTTGCTGGCGCTCTTGCTCAGCTTTATATTCAGACGGCAGTACGTCTTCGACATTTAAGCGCTCAAGATCAACACGCGCAGTATTAGCAGTATCGTTAGCTGCAAGCTGTTCTTCAAGAGCGGCTATTTGTCCCTCTATTCCTTCTACTATGCTTTTCTTTGCGGATACCCCTGCGGCTTTTCGCTGCTTCTTCGTCCCTTTACCTGTCGGCACTGGGGCAGCTTGCTTTGCTTGTTCTAGGTCATAATTTAGGTTTTTTATTTCCCCTGCTTTATCTTTTTGTTGTTGACGGTCTAGGCTCCCCCCTACTTGCACTTCCAGTTCCTGCCTAACTTTCTCCTTCTCTGCTGCACGTTGTACCTGTGCCTCAGCGGCGGCGGCGGCTTCAGCAGCTTCAACATCTTCAGCGGCTTGGTCTTGTCCTGTGTTTGGAGCAAGGTCAAGCTCGCCCGCTTCGTTTTCCGTTGCAGTAGTTGTGGGGACTCCCTCTGCTTCAGCTTCAGCAGCTTCTCGCTCAGCGTTGTCGTTTGTCGCTTCAGGGTCTATTTCGAGAGTCTTGTCTACCGCAGGGTTAGGTGTTAGTGCGGCAACACCTCCACTAAAGGTTCCGCCAACAAGTCCACCAGTAACAGCCGCGTTTAACCTGCGAGAGCTTTTCTCCTCGTCTGTAAGGTCGTCCCGCATAGACATTTCTAGTTCTGTCTGGCCTAGTTCAGTGACAGTTTCAGCAATTGCCCCTGTGCCCCCTACTTTACCAACGCGTTTTAACTTAGAAGCGTCATTGACCAGACCACTCATTAAGTCAACTTGGTCGTCAGCGCCAGCAGCGACAGTACTTGATTTGCCTTTAAACGCTCCTCTGAGCATTTTACCAATGCCTAGAGGTACTAAAGCCTCTGCGGCTGCGTAGGGAATGGCTTTGACAAACGAAGTGCCAGCGTCAGGGTTGCCTCCCTCTACAGACTCGTTGTATAGAGAGCCGACACCAATACCGTAACCAGCGCCAAGCGCACCTGCCGCAGCCCCTGCACCTAGTCCACCAGTAACTAAGCCAGCACCGACAATGCTACCCATTATAGGAATTTGCTTACCTAATTGGTTTACATAAAAATCAACTCCGCTGCCAAAGCCGTCTATGTCTTCTACTCGCTGGGCTATATCTGGGTTGTTGCTCAGTTGTGCCTGTATGTTCTGAGTTTCTACTTGCTCGTTTAAATAATCTTTTGCGCCGTCAAATCCTAACGCGTCAGCGCCAGCAGCGAGTGCGCCATAACCTAAGCCTTGTATTTGGTCAGAACCCGCAGCTAGGCCAGTGCCAAACGCACCGCCACCTATGCCAGTGTCCATACCAAGGTAGTCTGCCACCTCGGTCATGTTTCGCCCAGAATACTCAGCAAATTTACTGACAAGAAGTTCGTCACTTATGTCAGGATTCCCTGCGGCGGCTCTAAGCCCATCCATGTTAAATACTCTAGCCATTATCCGTTAAACCCTTCCATTATTTTTCTAGCATAAGGCTCAGTTTCTTGCCGTTGCGGCAGCGAGGCGTAATTTCTGCCTGATTTTATCCATTTGTCTGCGTTGGCGGGGCCAGCGTTGTAAGCTATTAGCGCAGCTTCTTGGTCGTTGCCATACCGTTTAAGCATAGCGGCTATGTACTGCTGTCCAAAACGGACGTTTTCTACAGGGTCGTACGGGTCTAAAAGAGGCTCTACCCCAAAGCCGGGGTCTTTAGCTGTTTCTGGCATAACCTGCATCAAACCCATAGCACCTGCATCGCTTTTCGCACGGGGGTTTCCACCGCTTTCTGCGAGAATAATCTGGTCAACAAGTTTATCAAGTTTAGGGTTGCCAGTAGATGCAGGGGTATACCCACCCTGCGTTTCTAATCGCCTGTAGGTAGTGGCATTTGATAACCCTTCTTTTGGTGGCGTAGCCGCTTTGGGTGCTGGGGGTTGAGGGCTAGGAGACCCTCCCGTTACTTTCCCGGCGTTAACCCTCTGGCTTGTGACCTATTCGCGGAGTTTTGCCCTTCTAATTCAGCTAGTTCAGCGTACAAACCTTGTAATTTTTCATAGTTTGCATTTTGGCTTTTTTCTGCATTGTAGTTGCCCAAGAAGCCATTGTATTCGCCCCCACGGCCAAGACCCTGTTGCCTCTGCCTCTGCCTACTGGCTTCTTGGGGTGTTGGCTCGCGGAGGTTGCCATCTTGGTCAGTATAGAGAGGAGGCGCTTGGTCTATCGCTTTTTCCTCAAGTTCTGTAATCTCGCTTTGTAGCCGCTGCTGTTTGTTAGCATCAGGTGAACCCTGCAAAGGGTCGCCGTCCTGCGCGCTGTACGATACAGTTTGTGGGTCAGAGTTAGGCAAAACCTTTTTTAGAAAACTTACAAGAGTATTGTCACCTTCTTCTGGAATATCAATACCGCCGACTAAATTAGTAAATTCGTCTGCCGTCATTAGGGATTCTAATGGGGCAAATATCTGAAGTTTCATTATTTCTTTTTCGTCGTCGTCTAAGCCCGCATAGACTTCAGAGTTAATAAGGGTATCCGTCCCTTTCATTACAGCCTCTGATATCGACATTTTGTTATCAAAAATATCCTGCTTATAAGCTGCCATCGTCGTCGCCGCCGCCTTCATTTCAGTAGAGTAACTCTGAGCTGCTAAAGCGGGGTCTGTAGCTTTGGTGCGCATGTAGCGTTCCATCATGTTTTCACTTGCGAAGGGCATCCTTTCTTGCTCTACATCGTCGTCATCGCTATAAGTGACTAGCTCTACCCCACCGTCTTTACCTTTTTCCATTACAACATAAGTGCCCGCAGTTAGAGTTTCTTCTGCCGTGTACAGGGCAAGAAGTTCCTTCGTAGTTTTAGCGCCACTTACTTTCCCTTCCATTGATGCTGCTAGGTTATCTATTGTCGCCCTTCTAAGGCCGGTATTATGCGTTAGATACGCTGTTTTTTGCACGTCGTCTAATTCTTGGTACGCTCTACTATTAAATTTTTCTTCGTCGTTCATTCCCGACGTAGCTTTCAAAGCCGCGTAAAGCGTTTCTTGTCTTTCTCCTTCAGCAATCCTAAAGTCGTTTATTTTAAGATTTTGCTGAAAAACCTGATCGTCTTGCGAGTCCTTACGTGCGTTACGCTCGTCTTCTTTAACATCTCTGCCCTGTCTGTATTCAATGTCTTCTTGGTTCGATGCACGGATAGCTACATCGTCAGCCATGTCTGTCTGTCCGCGACTACGTAGTAACCCTTCGCGCTTACGTAACATCTCTGCTTGAGTTATAGCGGCAACTTGTTCTGGCCTTGCGCCCATGCCCATAGCTTGCCCAGAAGCAGGAGAGCGAGACTGCTGTGAGTTTGGTGCGACTGGGTAGGCTGACAGTAATTCGCTGTTTCCGGGTTGCCTCATTAGCCCCTGAGCAACTGTCTGATTTGGGTCTGGTCTAAACTGCGGATTATCAACAGGAGACATTTGCGGAATGCTGCCAGCAGGGGTTGTGCCTAAGCCAACTTGTTGCGCCTTTAGCTGCTGTGGAGTCATACTAGCCAGTCTTAACTGCTCAACGTCATAAGCGCCGCCAGCGGCAGTGGAAGATTCTATTTCTTCGGCGTTTTTTGTCTGCAAGCCCTCTATTTCAGCTTGAACTTGCCGCTCATCGCGATTTCTCCTAGATGCTCTAAAGTTATCAATCGCGCTTTCTGCGGCTTTTTGGCCCGCGTACATACCTGCTGCAAAACCCATTACGCGGTCTCCTTGCCAGTTATCTCAAGCATACGCGTGTTAAGCGCGCCGTAGTTTACAGAGTAGTATCCGTCTATGCCGAGTTCTACTGCGTATGGGTAGTTAATAACAACTTCGTCAGCCATAAGACCTACAAACGTACGATCTGGTTCTTTTATATAATTAAACGTGTAGAAGTTAAGGTTCAAGTTCATATCTTTGTGATGGAACTCTACATTCTCTTTAAGCCTACGGTCAGACATACCCATTGCCCCACCAGCTAAGCCCATAACCGCGCCAAACTTAGCGCCTTGCATCTCTTGGTTAGATGAGTATATATCCGTCTGAGTACCCATAATGCTGTTCAAGCCACTCATTTGAGTCTGTGAACCAGCATTGTATATGCCCGCACCAGAAGAAATACCCGCTTGATAATTCTGCCCAGCAGCTTGGTAAGTGTTAGCACCCGCAGAGCCAGCCCCCACAGAACCTTGGTAGGCTGCGGAAGATGCACCTGCCAAACCACGACCTAAGCCACCTGCGTCTAGGCGTCTAGCCCAACCAAGTTGCTCAGCTTGACTGGTAGCGTTTGTCATAGAGTTAGCTCTGGAAGCGGCTAAACCTAGTGAAGCCTGTTGTCTAGCGGCCCTAGCGGCTGGTGAGTTGGGGTTAAGTCCCCGCGCTGCGTCAGAACGCGCTAGTGATTTTTGTGTATTTGCGAAGGCGTTACCCGCAGCGGCAGAGGCTTCACCCGCCATTTTTTCGCCATAAGAAGCGCTGCTAAAATTCTGCGCGTCAGAAACTAAGCCCTGTTCTAACGGCCTAAAAGTTTCTTTGTTGTAGTCAAAGTAGTCCTTACCTTGTTCTAACTGCTGAGCTTGCGCAGCAATTTGCCCATCTCCAATCGCGTCAAGCCTAGGCTTGTTTTCTGCATACTGCCGCTCCGCAAAGTCTATTGCCCTTCCGCCTAAGTCCCTAGACGTTTCCGCTGCATACTGCGCGGCTGCTTCCATACCTGAGTAGTCAGGAGCTTCGCTTGATTTCTTACCCATGTGCCCTCTCCAGCCAGCGACTCGCGGTCACTGGGGTTAGTACTAAAACTTGCATATCGCCGTCGGCGGCAGCATCTTTCATTATGAATTCTTCTTCAAAGCCTATATGTTTGTCGAAAGCTATAACATCTAGGTCACTAGTGGGCACCATGCCTGTCATACGCTTTAGTCTACACTGGTTGAAGACGTAATAACACGCCGCTGCTATAAGGTCGAGTAGTAATTTGGTCGGTTTTTCAACAGCAATGTGCGCCGTACAGTTGGATTCGTTCATATTATTAAACACTACCCCAGAAATAACAGCGCTTCCCTTCATAATACCCATAGCGTAGAAGTCTCCCCATGTCGTATCTTGCCCAGTTTGAACCGCTACCCACGCACCTATAAGCTCTTTTCGGTCAAAAACTAACCTGTTTTCAGACACAGGCGAAACTACTTCGTCAGTAGTCACTATTTAGGCGCGCCTTGCTTAATAGCAGTCCTCTTATCTAGTACTTCCTTTGCTTTCGGCCCAATATCTATGCCTTGCGCTTGTAAAGCCTCTAGCGCAGCCCAAAGTGCCTTCTGTGACACGCCTTCGCCTTCCAGCTTCATATACTCTTTGCGCCGCGATACTGTTGGGTCACGGCTAATGCTACGTTTCGACATTATAGTTAATTATTCTCGTATGAGTTAAGTATCGTGGAGCGTCAAATATAAATACAAACTCCCCGCTAACATTAGAGTCAAACTCTAGTTCGCTGCTTTCCTCTGTAACTACATAATCAGGCCACTCAACGCGTGTGTTATCGGGAATGTTCTGTATTTTGCCATTAGTGATTTTTAACTCGGGGAACGGCATTTTGTTTTTAACCTGCCCCCCTTCCATGTAATGTAGTTCGCAGTCGATGTAAGGATGGTCTATACAAAGCGCTTTAGCGTTAGGCAGTGTAGCGGCGTATATTTCTTCGTTTTCTAGCGAACCGCCGTTAGCAGTTTGTAGAATTGCCAGAGTGTGCGTATCATAAGTTAAAATGTATTTCATTCTACCTCTTTAGTACATTGATTGTGGCTGTAATAGTGCCGAACCTCATATTACCAGATGTCCTAGTGCATTCGACAACCCAACCAACATTTCCGTTTGTAGCGTTTGACTGATGGCAAGCGGAAATAGGGAATGAAAAAGCATTAAAGCTACCGCCTGATTGTCTAACCTCTATTGTTTCTGTCGAACGTCCACTACCGTCGTTGGCATAAATCCTAATCTGTCCAGAACCGTCTTCGCTGCCAGAAGCAGTAACATTAGCCACAATTTGCAGGGTGCCCCCTAGTGGATTGTCATTGCCGCCGGGTCGTGCGCTCTTTTTTGCGTAACCAACTACAACAGCGTTCTTACCAATCTGAAGTGTTTGTACTGCTGCGTTCGCTATTAGGGCTTCTGTTACTGCCAAATCGTCTATTTGCGCTGTACCTATAGCCGCCCTACCAATACTAGCCTGTTGAATAGCCCCGACTCCGATATAAGTAGAAACATTCTCGGGAGTTACTTTAGCCAAGAAAGCGAAGTCTTTAAGGTCGTTATCACTGGTGAAAAAGTCTGTATAATTGTTAGCAAAGGAGTACTCGTTAGTACGCGAGTCAAAGTTAAAAGTTTTCTCTAGTCTGTCATCGAGTCTATCAACGTAATATCTTGCGCTACCTGCTGCGGCATTGGCGTCCCCCGCCTTGTCGTCGGCATCGTCGGCAGCGTCCTTTGCCTCGTCGGCGGCGTCCTTTGCGTCGTCGGCGGCTTTCTTTGCTTCTTTGTTAAGTCTTTCAATCTCTTTAATTTTATCGTCTATTATTGTTAGGATAAAATTGGGGTCTTCAATTCCTTCGGGGTCTTCAGCTCCTTCGTTGCCGCCAGATGCTAATATAGTCTCGCCAGCAGCGTTTTTAATTCTAAAAGTGCCCTTTACTACATCGAACTTCCACCCCGCTTTTTCAGGGTCATTGTACGTACCAGACTGTATATAGTCTCGTATCACTGCGCCGGATATAGATACTACTTGGTTGTTTAGTTCAAGAGCGGGGTAAGTCAGCCCCTTGCTGCGCAATATGAAAGATACGTCCTCTTGTATGTATTCATCCCCCGCTGCTGTTTCTACAAAACCCTGCCCCAACTTTAGAAAAAACCCCGCTTTCCCCGCCTCATTACTGAAATTGTATGACTTGAGTTCGCCTGTAATAATGTCCCCTGCGTCCAATGAGCCTACCTTAGCGCGGGTAATAGCAGCGTTTGCTATATTTGCAGTGTCTATAGAAGCGATGCCCATCTTCGCGTTCGCAATAGAAGCGTCCATAATGAACGCATCCCGTATATAAACACCCGCAGGGATGGCGACATCGCCTATAGTAGAGGGAGTGGTCTGCACGACAAAGGGGACAGGGTCAAAATCTATCCATTTGTTGGCAGCGGTTCTAATCTTGAAGTAGTCTGTCGTAACTTCTTCGGCGTCAGTTTCTTCTCGCCTCCATATATCTCCTTCTTTAGCCAAACTACTAGAGGGTTCGTTAGTTTGGTCAAACTCCACAGGGGCCATAAGCGCAAATCTATTAGCGAGTATGGCAAAAGTACTTTCTATTTTGCCTGTTGTTTCGTGTTCTTTAGACACAAGGCCAAACCCAGAAGCAACGCCGCCTTTCTGTATTTTTACAACGTAATTATCCTCTAGACCGTCAGTTAGCGCCCGCAATTCCCCAGCTAGTTCACTAGTAGTTAAAGCACCCGATAAAGCGTCTAGAACTTCTTCTACATCAATAGCCGTTGATGTAAAAGCACCTTCACTCCACGGCCCTTTTTGGTCTAGCAGATTTTGATACCGTATAAAATACGTAAATGTTTTCCCAGTGCCTACATTGTCAGACCATACACTCGCGAACCCGTTTATACCGG